CAAAGTATTTATCAAACACTGAGACAAGGTTTTCATAATCGCCAGTAGTCATCTCATCAACGATTTCCTTACCATTTAACCCCAACTGTTTAGCAAGGTTTGTGGCATTCGCCATCAAAGAAAATGCATTCCCTTCTGGGCCTGTTAAGTCGATGATGTTTTCACGAATTTGTTTTTCTCTAATCATTATGCAGCCTCCTGCTGTATCCATCGTTGAAGGGTAGGAACATCAATTCCCAGCGAATCAGCAAGTTTTAATTCTTCCTCAATCGTTTCCTTTTCCATTTGTTTTTCCCACTCTTCTTCTCGTTTCATTGTGTCACAAGCATCTTCGATTTCAGCATCTAACTCTTCATCTGTCATAGATGCAAAATCCATAGAACGAGCATAACTCTTACTGTATGCATCAGCAACACAGTAATAAGCAGACTCCTCAAGTTCAATCCGATTGAACTCAGCAAGAGTACCAGAGGGAACTCTGTCGTTCCAATACTCTGTATTTTCTGGTTCAACCATAGAACCCATCCAACAACCGTCCTTTTTAGAAAATTCTTCTGCCTCTTTTCTTTGGGCATTGATATAATCAACTAATTTCTGTTCCATAATATTTCCTCTCTTTTCTGACTCTACATAGCATATTCTATACTATGTCAATAGATTTGTCAAGTGTTTTTTACTCAACTCTGTCGTGAATTGCAAGCGCACCGTAGAATGGTGTACCCATCATTTCTTCAACTGCATCACTGAACCTTGAATCAGATGTCGCACCATAGTGTCCACCCATCATAGTCCAATTCTGTTTTTCAATCTCAACAGTAGGAACAATATGAACGATTGTTCTACCCATAATATTCCTTGAAACCAACATTGCAGCAGGATAATCATCACTAGGATTAAACGGCCCATCTATGTTTTCAATACAAAGACCTTTAATATCACCAGAGGTAACTCCACCGTTTGTACAGTCGTACTTACCATTTTTTAACACATCAATATGTAGTCCCATTATTTCCACTCCAATCCAAAATTTTCAATCATAATATCACGAACACGTTCTCTGTCCACACTGTCTGCGGCAAAGTTTTCAATACCAAACTTTTCCCAACATTCTTTCGTTGCGGCAAGAATCATCTCTGGTGTAGCACCAATAGGATAAATCGCATCAGGCACATTACCGTAGAAACTCTCTACATATGCAAGGAAGTCAGTCACTTCACCCACAATTTTTTCAACATTTTTATTCATAATAAATCCTCTCTTTTCACTCTATACTTACAGTATACTTGTTTTCACAACAAATGTCAAGTCTTTTTTTTAATTAAATGCAATTAAAGTTAATAAAAGACTATTCAAGGCAAATCCAATCGCATTAGATACAATGTACAAAGTATCTTTAGCATATATTGCCCTTACTAGGAACAAGAACAATCCAAACCATACTAATAGTATGAAGTTCAATGGTGGTAAGTTAGTTGACCATCCCATTAGAACAGAGATTGATGTCGGAGCAGTTGCTCCGTGGATGAGAATCATTCCCAACCATCCACAAGTTTCTGGTATATTCAAATTTTTAATCATAATAATAAATTCCTTTCTTTATCTTATATGGCTATTATACTTGTTTTTATAACAAATGTCAAGTACTATTTTCAATTATCCGTAATTAATTTCGGCAATGTCTATGCATTTGTCATAAAGGTCTTCATAGAACAAATCAGCGTTCTCTTCTTGAAGTTGTACCAACTGAGTATCATTCAGTTCTTTACCATTACAGACAAACTTTGCAGATTCGATATAAGCATCACAGAAGTCTGGATAGTCTTTCATATCAAGACCATCGACTTCTACATCTGTAACTTCTAAATTATTTAATTTGTATTTCATATTATTTCCTTTCATTAACTAATATTCCATTTCACTTCTAGTTTACCTTTTTTCAGGCACTCGGCAAGATATTCAAGATAGGCAACACCACTTCTCTTTTCATCAGAAGCACCTTCAGTTAAATTGATAACTGCATTTTCCAGATTTTCAATCATTGACTTCTCGGCCTCACCGAAATTCATAACAAACTGACCTTCGTTGTTTTCAACAAACATCTTCTTCTCTTTCCAATCCTGATAAAAATAACCCATTATGCATTCTCCATTTTCTTTGCAAGTTCTTCACATTCTTTTTCAGTAGCAACACCAACAAGGGTTGCAAGTTTTTCTAGTGTCTCTTGACCAGAAGATGACATTCTGTCAAACTCCCAATATAAGTCAGCAACACATTTCGCAATTTTTAATTTATCCATTCTAATACGCCTTTGTCATTTCCATTAATTTGAAACCCTCTTCTGCAAGTATCTTTGCATCACCATAGTGGGCGAACCCTTCTTCATCTGCAAAGTCCATACTACTTGTGTAGTAGATGGTATCAAAGTCAATATCAATATTGTGAGTATCCATCACATATTTGAAAGTCTTTGCAGTCTTGATGTTTCCAGCAATCAAATTTCCAACACCCTTGTAAATCTCAAGTCCACCGTTGTTCGCACTGATAAAAATTGTTTCTTGATTTGTCATTTGAAGTCCTCTCTTTCAACTCATCTTACTTATACAGTATACTTGTTATTACAACAAATGTCAAGAGAAAAATGCATTTTTGCTAAAAAAAAGTCCCTGTAAAAACAAGGACTTAGAAAAAAAGTTTATTTTTATTTTGTTTCTACAACCAAATGCCTCTTCGTTGTAGTCGTTTTTGTCGTTGTTCTAGGTCAACCATGTCTTCTGATTCGCTTAGATACTTTTCTATTTGGGACATCTGACTTCTTGTCCACCACAGTTTGAACATCTTAATCATTTTTTTTCAATTCTTTCAAGTGTAACATCAATGCTTTTGCTTCCTTATGATATCCTTGTGCAGCAAGTTGTGATGCTGCTTTTGCAGTACCCACTACTTCAAATGTGTGAATCATGTTAGTGAAAGTTTTACTTGCAAAGTTTGATATTACTTCACATATTTCGCAAGTAGATTTATATGTATAGTTTATTACTAATCCAATAGACATTGGTTAGGCGCTCCTTTTATTTTTAGTTATGTTATTATAGAAATGTATGACATCTTCGTCACGCATATGTCTGACATCGTTAGCATATTCGGTTCTAATAAAGTTAACAATATCATTGGGGTTATGTCTTGTTTCAAACAATTTTGCAATCCATTTTGACATTTTATTTCGTCCTCGTTCTCAAAATGATAAAAGGGATGCATCTGCATCCCCTATGGTTTAGTTTGGTCGTTCTTTTGATTAGGCCGAACGCTTACGAATTCGACTTCCTCATCTGTATAAGGCCACATATAATACTCCTTTGGGGGGTTTTACACATATATTTATACAACTTAGGTCAGTTTTATTGTCGTTCTTTTGGAAAAACAGCTGTGACATAATTGCACAGGTTCTCCTGTAAAACTTTGGAACTACCAACTCGGACATTAATAATGCCATTGTAGTATTCATCAGAGAGTAGAACCTCTCTGTCGAACTGTTCTTTTGCTTCTAGGTAACTGAGCATTCCTCTACTCTGACAGTAGTGTAGAATCTCTCGTGTGAAATTCTCCTCGCCTAGAGATGCAACATCAGCATTGAGGTGGTCGGAAGAACCCCAATAGGTTTTCCAATCACTCTCTTTACTTGACCGTCTTTTGTTTTTCTTACCTTTGAGTGGGGGTCTTGTTACCTTAAACCTCGCCAACTTCTTACCAACATATTTTTTATCGTTAGTTAAGTTGGTTATAAGGTAGACAAACCCTTCACAGTCATCTGGAAGGGTTTCTACTAGTTTGCCTTTGTGTGTCCACATTACCAATCTTCTTCATTAAATTCCTCAATCTCATCCTCGTTCTCACTATTTAGTTCGTCAGAACAGAAAGGGCAGTATTTAACAGAATAGAAATGTTCTTCCATCGTGTGCTGTATTCTGAAAACAGCATCACACGATTCACAAAGTATTTCTTTTTTACTCATTGATAATCCTATGCAGCAGCGTAGACATCATCCCACTTACCAGTCAAACCAGCAACCTCATATTCGGTCACTCTGTTCTCAAAGAAGTTAGTATGGTCTGCACCGTTAAGTACCCATTCTAACCACGGCAGTGGATTGTCCTTTACCTTGAAGTTTGGTTTCATACCCAATTGAAGAAGTCTTCTATCAGTTATATACCTTATATATTGTTTTACTTCAGCGGCATCTAGACCTTCGATTTCTCCCATAGAATATGCAAGGTCAACAAACTTGTCTTCAAGTTTAACTGCTTGTCTTGCCATCTCATAGATATCACCTTTGAACTCATCGTCTACGATGCGAGGATGTTCTGCACAATATGCTTTGAATAGTTTAGATACACCCTCAACGTGAATTGATTCGTCACGAATTGACCATTCAACAACTTTACCCATACCCTTCATCTTACCATACCTTTGGAAGTTAAGGAGCATGACAAATGATGCAAACAGAGCAACACCCTCATTGAACACAGACTTTGCAAGTGATAGTCCTAGTCCTTTGATTGTATTGGGGTCACTGTCCATCATAAATTCAATCTTGTCTGCCATCTCTTGGTATTCTAGAAATGCATGATACTCAGCATCAGATAACCCAAGTGTCTCATTAAGAAGTGCATATGCACGTTGGTGAATGCCTTCTCTAGTTGCAAACGAACCAAGCATATTTCGTACTTCGTTATTCTTAAACTTTGGAATAAATTGGTCAAAGTAATTTTGTCCTACTGCTACGTCTGATTGTGTGAATAGTCTAAGGATGTTAGTTACATATTCCTTTTCGACTGAACTCATTTTACCAGACTTCCAATCAGATACATCTTCAGACAAATCTAGTTCGTCTTCAATCCAGTGTACCTTCTCGTGTCTTGTTGTGATTTCAACTGCCCAAGGATAGTGAAATGGTTTATAGGTTTCAGAGAACTCCATAAGTCCCCCACCTTTTTTCTTTACAAACTTGTCTGCCACTTTCATAAACTCATCATACGAACCAATTAGTTTATCATCGATAAAGATTTGTGGAACAGATTTAGCGTTAGGAACTCTCTGATAGAAAGCAAGTCTTTCCTCTTCGTTGTCCATCTTAATTTCTGTATATTCATATCCATGCGAATCGAACCAGTGTTTGGCTTTCTCGCAGAATGGACAGTGTGATTTGCTATAAATTTCTACTTTCATTTTTTTATCCTTGGCATGCTACACATTCATCTTGTGACTGTGCTTCTATTGTTTGAGTTTCAAAGTCTTTTAATTGGTCACGAACTACTTTCTGTGACACATTTTCTGCACGTTGTGAAGTCTCGGTTCTTAAATAGTAAAGACCTTTAGTGCCGAGTTTCCACGCAGCAAAGTGTGACCTATGCAGTTCTTTCTTATCTGCACCAGCAGGAAAGAATAAGTTTAATGATTGTCCTTGACAGAGGTATTCTTGTCTGTCTGCGGCTTGTTCCACCAACACCAATTGGTCAAGTTCAATTGCTGTTTTGAAAACATCTTTGATTTTTTGTGATAGGAAGTCGAGGTGTTGTACCGAACCGCCATTTGTAATAATATCTGACCAAACATCTTGTGTGTTCTTTTTCGCTTTCTTTAGTTCTTCTTCTAGGTATTTATTCTTTACCAAATGTGAACCAGCACGAGTACGGTGTGTGTATGCATTCGCCTTAGATGGTTCAATAGATGGTGATGTAGAAACAATAATAGAACTGTTAGCATTAGGTGCGATTGCAAGTAGATGTGAATTACGTCTACCTGTTCCTTGCATATCTGGTGCTTCACCTCTTTCAAATCCCATCATATTTGATTCTTTGTTTGCTTGTTCTTTGATATAACTGAATACTTCACGATTAAGTTCTCTTGCCTCTGGGGAATCAAATGGTACTCTCTTCTTGTGTAGAAGTGAATGCCATCCCATTGCACCTAGTCCAAGACTACGTTCTTGAGTTGCAGAGTATCTTGCCCTTGAGATTTCGTCTCCAGCGTTATCAATAAAGAATTGTAATACATTGTCGAGGAAACGTATAAGGTCACGAACAACATGACTGTCTTTCCACTCATCATACTTCTCCAAGTTAAGTGAAGACAAACAACATACAGCAGTTCTATCTTCTGAGGTTGGTAAATGGATTTCATTACACAAATTAGAACCGTGTATCTTCAATCCCTTTGCTTTCATTGTATGAGGTAATGCACGATTAGCAGTATCGATGAAGTTTAGATATGGTTCACCTGTACGGTAACGTGTCTCCAAAATTTGTTGCCACAAAGTTCTTGCAGGCATTGTTTCTCTTACAGAGTTATCATGGGGGTCTTTTAAGTCCCATTGCTCTCCACGTTCCACAGCCCTCATAAAATCGTCACTGATGTTGATTGCGTGGTGTAAATTGAGGTTCTTACGATTTACATCTCCAGTTGGAACTCTCATGTTTAAGAACTCAATAATGTCTGGATGTTCTACATCAATGTACGCTGCATAAGAACCCTTACGAGTTTTACCTTGACGATATGCTGTCATGTCTGCATCTACCGTATGAAGGAATGGCATTGGGCCTGGCGCTTTATCAGAGATTGCACGAACATCACTCCAGTGTCCACCAACTCCACCACCCTTAACTGACAACCAACGCAACTCAGCAGTGTGGTCGATTAGTCCTTCTAATGAATCTGGAACATATGTTAAGAAACATGAAATAGGTAATGCCTTTGCTTTCTGCCCAGGCATTGGTGCATTTGATAATACTGGTGATGCAAACATAAACCAACCTTTGGATACTGCATCGTAAATTCTTTGTGCGAGTTCTAAGTCCCCATCACAATATGCAACTGCGGCACGAGCATATGCCTGTTGTGGTGAATCTTCATTTTCATTACAATAATAGTCCTTGAGTAGTTTGTATGCCTGTTCTGATAAATTTTTGTCTTTTGTCTTGTCGATAGTGATGCCGAGATGATGAATATCCTTCTCAGCACTTGGGAATGTTACTACGTTCTCAAGGGCCATTTTATATTTCTCCTAATGTTTCTAGTTGCGCTTCCACGAATTGAAAACGGTCTGTGCTTGTAATCCTTTGTGGGTGTTACTATGTATAATGCTTTGAATCTCTGCCGAGGTCATTCCAGACAAAATCATATCATTTATATCTTTTTCTTTTATACCTTGCGGCCAGATACAAACTGCATACCCATCATCTATAAACTTTTGAATTTGTTTACAGACTTCTACGTTTCTCGGTTCATTATCAGGGACAAGAACCGCCTTATCTTTGTATTGAGGTACACGCAAATCACTTTGAGCAACTGCAATACCATTCTCCAAAAATAAACTATCAATGGGGCCTTCCACGACATAAACAGTCCTAGAATTATCCAACCTATCCAAACCAAAGATTTTCGGATGACGGTCATCAAGAATGATGGTGACGTATTTTTGTTTTTCGTTACCAAATGAACGTCCTTGATATGCAAAGATATCTCCAGACTCCTTACGGAATGGAATAACCATGCGTGGGTGGTCGCCTTTCAGTGACGGAAATTTGTTCACAAGTTGAGTATTAGAAAACTCATAAAACTTGGGACTAAAGTATATATCATTCCAAGTTTCTTTAGGAAGGTTTCTTTTGGATAAAATTTTAACAGCAGGATGATTTTTATCTAACTGTGCAAAAGATTGTAATCCAAACGACTTCTTGAATACTGGTTTAGTAAACTTGAAGTCGGGCGCTTTAATGGATGCGCCAGGGGTCTTATCTCCTCGTCCATTGGACGTAAGACCTTCCTT